CATCCGCGCATTGGATGAGTTTTTCATGTCATCCAGCTACGCGGCGCGCGGCGGCAATAGCTTTCTTTTTCCCAACCTGCTCCCCAACTGGTCCTTTGAGTTTCTGGCGTTGTCCGCCATCGATCTTGTTTCGGGGTGGAGCATCGCATCCTCTGCAACTCAGGAGTCGATCAATCTTTCAACCACCTCTCTCGCGGACGGAACCCAGGCTGTCAGTTTTGCCACCGTGGCAGGGCAGGCCGTTACGGCGGCTACAACCGTCTCGGGCGGCCTTAACGCCGACTCCCCGATACCCTGCACTCCCGGCGAGGTGTACGTCTTCACCGGCCAGGTGAACGCCTCCCAGGGCACGCTGGCCGGCGGCGTTCTTGGATCGAATGTTATCGTCGCTTTCTTCGATTCGAACGGCAATGCGCTTTCCACTTTGGCGGGTACAGCGGCCACTATCGGCGGTGGCTGGCAGAGCTACGGTTACCAGTTCACCGTGCCCGCCAATGCCAACAGCTTCTCGGTTACGATCTCTGTCACGCTCACGAACTCAACCGGGGCGACCATCACGCTCGACGGCTCCGCATCGGTTGGTTGGGATTGCGTAGGCTGTGCCCTGCAAACTCCGCTCACGCCTTACGGCCGCATGGTTGGCTCACAGCCGCTGGGCTGCCTGGTGCGGTTTTCTTCGCTTCCGGAGGTTGCCGACATCGGCTGGGGCAACGGCGTAAAAGTCTACGGCTGCAAGTTGGAACTCCAGGAGGTTTAATGCCTACCGCCGTCTCTCCCATGGCCGTGCTCTCTCTTGCCGCTCAGCGCGATAAGTTCGTGCTGGCCTCCGGAGATGCGTGGCTCTTGCTGCTCGACATCATTTGGAACGGGCAACACATGCGCTTTGCGCGCAACATTGACCCGATCCAGTTCGACGCCGGAGACGGCAACGGCGTACAGACCTATCAGCCCTTCAACTTTGAATTCACCGCTGAGCAGCCTGGAAAAGGTCAACTTCCCACCATGACCCTCAAGGCGTCCAACACCATGCGCATCCTGCAAGGCGTCATTGAACAGTACGGCGGCATCGCCGGGGCCGTTGCCAACGTGTACGTCTACAACACGGCGCACCCGGCCGGTGAGCCTGATCTGGCCGTCTCCACAACCGTGATGAAGTCCGTTTGCACGGCGGAACTGGTCACGTTCTCTCTCTCCGCTCCCTCGCCATTGCGCCAACTTTTTCCCAAGTTCCTTTACCGCGCCAATTTCTGCATGTACGTCTCGCACTACAAGAGCATCTGGTGTGGATACACCGGGGCGCTCACCAACTGTGATGGAACGTACAACGGTGCGAACGGCTGCCAGGTGCATAACAACGCCGGCCGCTTCGGAGCGTTCCCCGGCATCGGAACCAACGGCACAGTGCTGGCGGCGCAAAACTGATGAGAACGATTCCTTACTCGCTGTGGGCGGACTTGCTACCCAAGCCGTGGCGTGAAGATGCACGCGGGCCGGATGCCTATGATTGCGTCGGGTTCTTTCTTGAGATTGAGCGCCGTCTCGGCTTCCCGGTGCCCGCGTACGCCAGCGAAGTAGACGCCGTGGCGCTTGCGGTTGCAGATTGGGAGTTAGTCACCGATCCTCAACCGGGAGATGCGATCCTGATTCGCTCTCTCAATCCGCGCTGGCACATCGGCGTGGTGTGCGGTGATGGATATATGCTGCACTCGCGTGAGGGCGCGGGGGTGGCAAAAGAGCGGTATAACTCGTTTCCGTGGAAAGCTCGAATAGAGGGCTTCTATCGATGGAAACAGGTCTTATCCCCGCTCTAAACACTTCGATTGTCTCTATCGCCGAGGCCGCTCCCGCGCCGTACGTGTTGCCTGATCTACCAAACACGCTGAGCCTCCGTCCCGTTCGCATCATTGAAAACCAGAATCCCTTCCACGTGGAAGAGCGCCGCGTGATCGAGATAGCTCCGCTCGACAATGAGAGCGCGGCTGCTCTTGTCACCCGTGCCGAAATTCATCTGGACGATTACAAGTGCAGCCGCAACGGCTCACTCATTCCGGACGCGGAGTTGTGGTCAACGGCAGTTGAGCCGGGAGACGAGTTAGTCCTCTTTCCACGCGCCGCCGGCGGCCGGGTGTGGGAAATGATTTCCATGGTGGCGCTACTGACGCTCGTCGCGTGCTTCACCGGCGTTGGCGTCGGCTTTGCCGGCTTTGCGGCGGAAATGGGCATATCGGCCACCGCCGCCGGTTGGATCGGCGCGGCCGCGATGATGGCCGGCAGTATGCTCATCTCCTGGGCATTCCAACCGGGCCAGCCCAGCTCCCCCTCGTGGTCTTCAACCTACGATCCCACCGGCCCCAAGGGCCTCGCACAGCCCGGTGTGCCCGTTCCCAAGGCGTACGGCACCATGGGATGGTGCGGCAACGTCATTTCGTCGTACGTCAACTTCGACGGCAAAGACGCTTATATCAACTGCCTTGTCTGCTACGGCTGGGGCCAGGCCAAAAGCATCACCAACGTGCTCATCAACCAACAGCCGATTTCCGTTTTTAGCAACGCCTCGTATCAGGTGCGCCTGGGCACCAACAATCAAGCGCCTATCGATGGCTTTGACCGTACAACCAACGGCTACCCGCAAGAGATAGAGATGCTCATCTCGAACGGGCCTATCGTGGTGCAGGGCACGGGCACCAACGTACAGGGCCTCGACATCACCGTCAAGTTCCCCTCGGGCCTCTACCGCATCACCGGCGACGGCAACGATGTTCCGCTCAAGGTGATTTACAAAATCGAGGTGTCGCCGCACAACCAGAATCAGTGGACATCTCCGCTCTTCCCCAACAACACACAGACGGTTGCCACCACGCACAGCAACGGTATGCAGACCTGGCCCGCGTGGGTTGTGGTGCCCACGGATCGCTTTGCCGGATCAGGCATCGTCTACGCCAGTGACAACGGCACGCACACGCCCGGGGACCTGTGGAGCAACACGGAAACGGTGAGCACCATCAACGTTGACGGCTCCACTTCGAACACCTCCGCCACGTTCAAGGGTGAGTGGCAGCCGTGCGACCCCAACCTCAACCAGGCGCTCGTCACCAATTGGTGGCAGGGTTACCGCGTTGTTGAGAACTGCACTTTCTCCGCGTTCTTTGACACCGTGAGCGTCTATGGCCTCACCGCCGGCCAATGGGACGTGCGCATCACAAAGACGGCGTGGGAGTGGGATAACAACCATTACATCTTCTACAGCGATGCAACCAGCTCACAAACCGTGTGCGATTGCTGGCTGTGGAATATCAATGAGATTTTCTGGTCGAATCTCTCTTACCCGAACATGATCCTCGTGGGCGTCAAGGCCCTGGCCACGTCTCAGCTTAACGGCGGAAGCATTCAGCTCATGGCCACCATCACCCATGACATCGGCGCGGATACCGTGATCCCCGCGCAACTCTCCGCCTATGAGCATGACAACCCGGCCATCGTGGCTTATGACATGCTCACCAATCCTCTTTACGGCATGGGCATCGCCGCCAACATGATCGATGTTCCCGCGTTCGCAGCATGGGCCGCGTTCAACGATCAGATGGTGACCAATCAGGACGGCTCCCAGGTGCGCCGGCACATCTTCTCGGGCACGTTCGATCAAGCCGGGGATGCGTGGCACGCGCTGGGCGTCATCGGCGGCATGAGCCGCGCTTCCATCATTCAGCTTGGAATGCGGTACAGCGTGATCCTCGACGCGCCCGGAGACCCGGTACAGCTCTTCACCGTGGGCAATACCAAGAGAGACAGCTTCACCGAAGCGTGGGTTGCTCTCGATGATCGTTGCACGCTGATTGAAGTTGACTTCGCCGACGCCGCGCGAAATTACCGCATGGACTTGCCCGTTTCCGTCATGACGGAGGCGGACATCAACAGCGGCTTGCAACCCAAGATTACGCGCACCAAGCTCACCGGATGCACGAGCCGCGATCAAGCATGGCGCTGGGCTTACTTCCATCTGATGTCCACCAAGCTCACGCTCCGCACCATCCAATTTAGCGCGCCCGTTGAGGCCGTCTGTTGCTCGCTTGGCTCTGTGATCGCAATGCAATCCGATGTTGTGCAATGGGCCGTGGGTGGCCGCGTGCAAGCCGGTTCCACCCTCAACACGCTGAGTGTTGATCGCACCGACCTTACCTTTGCCACGGCCTCCGGCTGGACCGTGAGCGTACAGCATCCCGTGGTGCAGCGCGGAACCGCACAGGTGCAATCCGTCTCCGGCCTCAACGTCACCATGACGGCCGCGCTGCCCGCCGGGCGCATTGTCAAAGCGGTGGACGCGCCGGGAAACGAGTACATCGTTACCGCGTACTCTGGCTCGACCATCACGCTCTCAGGCAGCACAGGGAGCCTTGCCGCCGGCAATGTGCTCACACTCTACGACGCGAACGTGATTGACAACATGAGCGTCGTCGCCGTTGCGGTCACTCCGGGGTTGGGCGCGGTCATTTCCATCTCGGGGCAGTTCTCCGCCATGCCTAGCAAAGACAGCGCCTGGGCTTATGGGCAAAGCGCAGGCGCTCAACCGGCCAAGCTCTTCCGCGTGGTGAGCCTCAAGAAATCCGGCGACTTCGCCTTTGACATCGGGGCCATGGAGTACAACCCCATCATCTACACCGACGTGGTTCCCAACTACGGTGAGATTGTAGGCGTGCCGAATTCCGCGCCGGCAATTCTTAACCTGTCCCTCACTGAGCAATTTCAGAATGGAATGCTCACCGGATCATCCACTAGCGCGATTGTGGGTATCGGGTGGATGAACAGCAATACGGCTGTGGGTGCCCAGGTGCAGGTACAGGCGACCAACGGGGCTTGGAACGTGCTCGGAAACATTCAAGGCCAGGGCTGCACGTTCACGGGCACCATCGGAACCACGTACAACGTGAGCGTGACAGGGTTCGATTGGCAAGGAAACTTGCTAGGGCAACCCGCAACCGCATCCATCACCGTCGAGGCATCCACCAATGCTCCGGCCAACGTGGCCGGATTTACCGCGGCATCCAGCAGCGGGGGCACGGTACTCACATGGTCCGCCGTCACCGGCGCGGATCACTACGAGATTCGCTGCGCGCCGCAGGCCATCTCCGCAACATGGATGAGCGCGGAGGTGCTATGGGACGGAACCGGCACAACGTGGACAGACACAACCATCCGCACCGGCGTGTACATGATCGTTGCGGTAAGCTCCCTGGCCACGGGAAGCATTCAAAGTATCGCGCCAACTATTTCAGGTGTTGGATCGAACTTCAATTCCGCGTCATTGTCGGCCATATTGAGCACCGGGACGTTTGGAATCGTGAGCGGCAAACTGCAATTCACGTTGCCGGCCGGGACGGTCTACGATCTAAATGGGACCGGCGTCCCTGTGGCCGCGCAGAACATTGTCTATTCCGGCATCCCGTCCCCATTGGCGACATACTATTCCTATATCTATCTGGATAGTGCGATGACTCTCCACGCCGCACCGGACCCGGCTACCTCAACTCTCCCCGACACGGCTCCGAGTTCGACCGATAGCCAAACAGCATTGAACGCTGGAATCACAATGCTGATGTCAATCTATACCGTCAATTCGGGTGGCACGGGCGGCGCTGGCCTAGTGCTTCCGGGCTGCACCGTGCGCGGGACCGAGTTACAGACGGAAGGCTGACCCGTGTCCAACGAGGAGATTAAACGGCGCTTCGATCTGACCCAAGGCGGCCAGGTTACCTTGCGCACGCCCGAGGGAACCCTTGAGGCAATCAAGAGCGCGGAGTGGGTGCGCGTCGATCATGTCTACCGTATCGAGGTGGAAGGCTTCCAACCCTTCGAAGCCTCGGAGAGTCACACGCTCTTTGTTGAGGGCGAATCGACACACCGTTGGTGCTCTACGATTCCCAGCGGCTCACGGGTTGCAACAGTTGCCGGATACCGCCGGACAGCCATCACGCGCGTTGAGAAATCAGCCGAAGTGCTGCACGTGGAGATGGAGGGTCCAAGCCACAAGTACATTGTGTGCGACGGTGTTCTGACTCACAACATGAAAGCTCAAAACCTCGACAGCACGCTCTAATTGGCGTAGGTTGCGCAGTCTGCCGGATAACTAAGGTATGAGACTGCGCAATTTACTTCTCGCTCTGCTGTTCTGTTTTGTCGCATCCGCCGGATTCTCCCAGCAGATGACCAATATAACCGCCACGAAACTCCTCAACGTGGACGGTACGGCAGTCACCGGGAGGTTGTGCGTTACGCCAACGCAAGTATTCACCTTCGGTGGCGGAGGCCAGGGCACCACGGTCCAGAAATGTTTCACCGCAACAGCGGGAGTCTTGCAGTCGAGCGCACTGGTTGCAGACACTTCGGCCACCACTCCCGCCAACCTCTGCATTTCGGCAGCGCTCTATAACTCGTCACTGCCAGCATCACAAAACCCGGTGCGTTCGTGGTCATGCTTACAGCCCAGCGGATCGCGCTGGTCGCTGGATGGACAATTGCCGATAGGAGCCAACTCGCCGGCGGTGATCAACGCTGGAGTCATCAATCAAGGCACGGCCAACCAGCTTGTGTTCTACAACGGAAACGGGACCAACTTGAGCGGCATGGCACCTTCAGCCGCGTTGCCGCAAATACTCCCTGGGGCGACCGTAACCGGATCGGGTACTTCACAGGTCGTGACCTTACCGGGCGCGTTCAATGTTCCGAAAGTTTCAGCCAACGCTGTCGTCATACCTTCACAAAGCGCGGCGAGCTTCAGTATCGTGGCCTTTCCTGACATCCAGAATATGACGGACTACGGCTCCGCTTGCGGCGTGTCCGGAACGCCATCGCAGTTTAACGCCATGACGGCTTGGGTGGTAGCAAACCAGTCAGCCTACAACATCGTGGCAGTCGCCGGGGAAGGGGATAATGTCAATTTTGGCGGGGCGTCGCCTGGCTGGGCGAACGCCGCAACAGGGTGGGCTACCATCCTCAACTCGGGGCTGCCGATGGTATCGGCGATTGGGAACCACGACTATGATACGGTGTCATCGAGTTGCACGGGCGCGCCCACATCGAGGGTGGCTACGAATTTTCTCGCGAATTTCGGCCCCTCCGTCCTGAGCGGGAAATCCTATTACGGGGGATACTACTCAACCGGTGATACCACTGAGGCCGTGAATCAGTGGGTGAAGTTCACCGTCGGCACTCAGCAGTACGGTCTTATTGGGCTTGAGTTTTGTCCTAGAAATGAAGCGATGACTTGGGCCATGGGTGTGATGTCTGCAAACCCAACGACGGAATTCATCGTCGTGACCCATAGTTACCTGAATGACCTCGGCGTGCTTTCCCCTGCAAGCTACAGCGGGGGCGGATGCGGCCTGTACTGGTCTACGGACTATAACGACAGCCCCGCGATGTGGTCTACCCTGCAAGACGCCCCCAATTTGTTCATGATCCTCAACGGGCACTACTACAACGCCAATACTAATTCCATCAATGGCGCGAGCTTGGTGCAGATCGGCAGCCAGGGAAACTCAGTTGACGCCATGTTCATCAACGACCAGAATGAGAACCCGAATACCGGGACACTCCGGTTGATCACGGTCTATCCGAGCCTTGGGTATCTATCGACGCAAACCATCGCAACTTCTCCCTCGGCCACGCGCACCGATCCCTCAAACCAATTCACGATGCCAATTTACGGGGCCAGTATCTCCGGCTCCTCCAGTGCTGGGGCAACTCAGGGGTCTTCAGTGATCCACGCGACGCAAATCGTCCAGTCCGATGGTCTAGTGCAAGGCGTTTCCGTCATAGCCACTGGTACCGGGGCGTTCGGCGCACTCGATAGCGCCGCGCAGGGGGCCGGGGCTCAGTCATCGTCGGTACTGAATCGAGACGGAACTTTCAGCTTGACGACAAATTTCGGTGAAAGCGGCGTCTCAGGAACAGCCTACACGGGCGAAAATTATGTGACTGGATACAGCAATTCGGGCACAGGAAGCGGAACGGGGAGCGCTCCCAGCATCATTGGCCGCGCCGCGAACGGGACACAAGCCTACCCAGCAGTCATCCATAATGGTCAGCCGATCTTTGTGCTAGGTGGTCGCCCATGGGATGGAACCACGGCCAGTTTTAATGGGGCCGAACCCTCCCCCGCCTCGATCATGGCTGTCGCCAACGGGGACACATCGACATCAAACCACGGTGCCTACTGGAACTTCTTGACCACGCCCGGTGGGAGCACAACACGTTATTCGAGCGTAACTTTGTTTACATATGATCTCGAAGTTGGACCTACCACCCTCCCCTTCAACACATCGATGAGTTCTTCGGATGTCGCGGTGAATGCGCCCAATATCGCAGAGTTTTACTACAACGTGACCGGATCGCCCACGAACGAAACCATCTGGCGAACAGTGGAAGGCAATCGAACCGCTGGAAATTGTGTGTCTGGACATTCGTGCTGGCAACTCGAAGCAATGAACGATGCGGCCACAACCGAGCAAGCTGCCATCGAGGTGACTCGTAATCTGAACACCATCACCGGGATTTATCTTGACGGTCCGGTGGCCGCGCCGTCTGTGACACTGAACGGAAATAAGTTCAGTAATTCTCCTGAGATTCCGTGGACTGCGCAGTACCTGTGGACTGTTCCGCTCACCGCCGCGAATAGAAACGTCGGCGCGTCGATCACTCCGCGCTATGCGATCACCTTCACGGACATCGATATTGCTTTCAACACGCTTGCCACCTGCTCCACGCCCCAGCAGGTACAGCTCTATGACGAAACCTCGGCGTCGGCAGTTGGTCCGACCGCGACTCTCGCTAGCGGCAGTGGCATCCAGCACTACGCCTTCAGCTACGCTGCCACTCCCGCGCACACCTATGTGCTTGAGACTGCGGTGGCAGCGACCTGCACCACGGACCCGATTGTCAACATCACCTTGCAGTACCAGATGCAGTAGAGGAGCGATTCAGTAGCTAGATAACCGCTACGGTGCCACCCGGGCGGGCCAGAAATGGCCCGCTTTTTCGTTTCTGCGCCACACTCAGCATAGTGAGGGTGAGCGATGCAACTGAGCACGGCCGGGTTTGCACTGTTGAAACAATCCGAGGGCTTTCGTGGTAGCACGTATTTGGACGTTGCCGGATTGCCAACCATTGGCTACGGGCACAAGCTCTTGCCGGGCGAAAGCTATCCCAACGGAATCGCCGAGGCGCAAGCCACGTTGATTCTGAGCCGCGACGTTGCACTCTCCGAGGGCGCTGTCAATCGTCTTGTGCGCGCCACGCTCACGCAAGGCCAGTTCGATGCGTTGGTTGACTTCGTTTTCAACCTGGGGCAGGGCCGCCTGGCAAGCTCCACGCTACTCAAGGACTTGAACGCGGGGCAATCCGACGCGGCAGCACTCCAGCTATTGCAGTGGGATCACGCCGGCGCAAAAGAGTGTGCCGCGCTCAAGACACGCCGCGCGGCGGAGTACCAACTTTGGACCGGGCAGAGCCCGGCAAAGTAACAACCTCAACCATTAACCGGCCAACTGGCCAAAGGAAGGTTATTCGCATGGGTAATGTTTTTGAAACTATCGGGCACGATGTCAAGGTCGGTGCCGAGGATGTGGGCAAGGGCGTCGAGAAGGCCGTCGAGTTTGCCATCGTTCATCCCATCGAGTTCTGTGTCAAGGCCGAGGCGGTGATTGCCTCTGCGGTCAAGGATTCGCCGGAAGTCAAGACGGCCGTGCTGGGCCTTGTGAAACAGGCCACCGGCGTGATTGGCGACGTCGCCACGGCCACGGC